TCAATCCCAATCCCGCTTTTTCATTCAGTAGTTTCACAACCGCGTTCGCATAGTCATTGCACATGCCCGCAGAACGCTCTAAAAACGGTTTTACCGCCTTTTCTGCGATGTTGTAATACATTCTGCCATCAGGCAAATCATCGTCTGTAATCAGCGAAAAAGCATCAGCAAGGCAATACCCCAAGTTCTGCGCATATTCGTATGCGTCAGCGAATGTGGCTTTGCCCTCTTTCAATCGCTTTTCAGCCCGCTTGATTTTTTCATTTCTTGCTATGAGATATTCAAAACGCTTGTTTACTTTCTCATAGATTGCCGGCGATACATCATTCAAACAGCCCACCGCCCTTAATGCCTGTCAGGTCATGCAGATTTTCACGGTCAATGTAACCAGGAATGGCCTGATTGATTTTGATTGCACCATCACCGATGCTGGACAGCATAGCCGCGTCAGGTTCAAATACTGGATACCACTTGGGTGTGGTCAGATAGATCTGCTGGCGGCGGTATTCGTAATTGTCACGGATGCACGCAGCCAAGTAACCCGCATTGATAAACCCTGTGGCAAATGTTCTCTGCGCTTTCCTTGCCGCCAATCTCAAGTTTTCGTGCGCGGCCTTGATGGCTTCGGCAGATGACGGGTTGTCAGTAGGAAAGCCCATATCATCCAATGTAAGTCCAGTTTCACCCGCGAACAGACTTGCGAACATGCGCAGCTGCTCTGTGTGCGGTGACATGCTCTGCTGTGCAAACTGCCCTAACTGCGGTTTGTCACCGTCTTCATCTTTGGTGATTTCCAGTAAAGATGCCATTGTGACTTTCCACGATTCCAGCGGGTCTGCATCGGCAGATGTGCCCACAACCCACCGCTGCGGGAAACTGAAAAACTCCGCGCTGATTTCAGAACGCTTAAGTGTGCGGATTGCGCTGGCGGTGATTTCCATACATGCACGGCTGATTCTGCTGTGGCCAAAAGGCCGTTTTGCGTCAGGTCTGTAAACGATAGGCACAAGTAACGGATACGGCGCAATGCTTTCAAACAGTTCTGCCGCTTCTTGCCCGTCACGGAACACCCACGTTTCATGCGGTTTGAAATACGCTTCAACCACGGGCTTTTCGCGTTCGTCTCTTTCCAACACCGCGTATCCCTCTGTAAGCATCCCCGTTTGCGGATCCATAATGCCGGTTGCGTTCGCGCCGTCAATGACTTCCAGAACAGGGTTGCCGCCCTCATCTTCACGAATGTAGATGAAATCACACGAACCGATGAGCGCACCAAGGATGGCACTATCAAACAGCGTGTCGCGGTTGTTCATGTTGTAAATGCCGTTAAGGTCAAACGTGTCATCTGCGAATTCACGGAACACCAGCCGATCTGCAAGCGCATCAACAGCCTTTGCGTTCCATCCCAGAACGCTATACCAGTTTCTTAAGCCCGGCGGCGTACTGATGCCAAGGTCACGCGTCACGTTCTTCATTTCGTAATACTTATAACGCACGTTCACGCGCCATCTTTTCTTATTCAGTTTTCTGCGCAGATATTCAATTCCTTTTTCCATGTTGTTTCCTTATTCTCCAACCATCTGTGATGCGTAGGTGCTCCAGTTCTCGGCGGTTAGTCGTTGCCGCCGCCGCCGCTTGCTGTGTATGTCGGATATGCGCTCATGGAATCTGCAATAAGCCAATACCCATAGCCTTGTTCCTTAAACATTATACCGTTTGTAAGACGTTTCATTGTAATTGGGTAGTAACTATCAACTTCATGTATCATTGGCGTTATCCCGTTCGAAATAGCATCATAAATCTCTTGTGCCGTCTTGTCTGCGGTGTAAATGACATTGACACCAGCGGCTGTTATATTAATCGTAACCAGCAGACCACCACCGCCGCTGCCACCGCCACCACCGACAGTAATATCACCACTGCCTAAGATGGGCTCGCCATTGATGGTCTTGATGTTCGTTCCGCTGACGAGTTTGTCCTGTTTGCTTGTGTCATGCGGATGCACGTGGTTGCCCCGTGCGTATGACGTACCCGTTCCCGCCGATGCAGTTCCGTCCATTGCGGGGTTGCTTGTGTAGGCGGTTGGCACCGCAGAGCCAGTCCACAGACGGATGCCTGTGCCGTCATGCCAGTAGACAGGATGGACAGGTAGAAGTTCCATTGCCGTGGTGGAGTACGCCGTACCAAGGAAAATGTAAATGTACCCATCATTCGTTGTCGGCAGAGCCGAAACAATATCTGCCATGACAGCCGAACCGTCTGTCTGTGGTGTGCATTTTAGGTACACAGGTGCATCTTTCACAAGGGTCTTAACATATGAATACCCAATGGTTAGTGGGTACTGCTCCCATTGATGAGAAGTGCCAAGCCCCTCACCTGCGTTCTTGGTTGCATTATGTTCGCAATACACGATGCTACCGAATGGGTCAATAGGTCTTGAGTTCAATGCCCTTGCGGTTGTTGCATTTGTCGATGTGCTTGTATTAATCGGCACCCAACCTTGCCCATCGGCATCGGTAAGCCAAAGTCTATATCTGTACCCCGTCTGCACGGCTGGCATATTTGCCGAATTCGTCCTCAACTGGTAGCCGATAGTGTTTGTGTTGGAGTCATAACCTCTGTAGCACCACCAACCGCCGTTATTGCTGTCCAATGTGCTGTCATAAATAAACAGCATACCATAGGCTACATTGAAAATAGTTGTGTCCCGTGTGGCATTGGTCAGGTTGTTGTAGACTTTCTTAGCCCCAAGCCCATTCACATTGATCGTGAATCCAGACGCACTTGTCACCACATGGTTGGTGAGATACACCGCAGTGCCGTCAACGAGTTCGGTCAGACCGTCCACCGTTGCCGTAAAAACCGTTGCCGTGCTTGTGGAATCCACCCGCCCGAACAGCATGGCATTGCTTTTATCTGCGTTGCCATTCGCAACTGGTGCGGATGCGTATTTGGCTGTGCCCGCCGTCCGCACTCCGTTGGCTAAATGGAACATAGCACCGGACGCAACATCGCTTTCTGTCGCTGTATCTTCGGTCAGGTCAATCAGCGTTTCGTTCCCGTAAACGATTTTATTGATTGCCATTACAGCACCCCCTATCCGATGGTTACAGTAACGCCACCAGCGGTGTTGTCCGTCTCGGTGTACGGGATAGCCGCCACGTTCACCTGCGACATGCCGTCATACCCTGTGTCGGGCAGGATGGTCTGCGCTGTGGTTGCGGGCGTTGCACTCTTCGTCTGCAATTTCATATCGTCCTTGCCCGTCATCGTGCCCGTAACGCCAAGGATGGTCACGCCGCTCTTGATGTTGCCGGCGATGATTTTAGCCTGTTCCGTCGAAGAAATGCCAACCTTGCCGCTGCCGTCATGGTAGCCCTGCGGGATAGTGTACTGACCAGCCTTTGTTGTGATTGTGCCCGTTACCGCCCCACGGTTCGGCATGCTGCCTGTGATTTTCTCACCGCCAACGTATGCCGTCTTGTTCGCCAGGATCTCTGCGGCAGCAGCTGTTGCGTCAGATGTGTCCGCGTCATATGCGCATGTGCCGGTGATAACTGCGCCGCTTTTGTCATGCGCTGTTTTCCCTGTGAGGATGTCGGATGCGGTTACAGTATCGCCAGTAAGGTCAATAAGGACTTCCCCGCCATAGATTACTTTGTTTACATACTGATTAGCCATTGTGTCTTTTCCTTTCAAGCAATAACAGCGGTCTTGCCGCCAGCAGTATTAGATGTTTCAGCATACGGCACTTTAAGCACCGTCACATCATCTTCCATGAACAGCCCAGATGTTCCCAGAACCGTCTGATCATGCGCAAGCGGTATCACGGTGTATTCGCCATCATAATGTTCCCCGTCAACAATTTGAATCTCTGTGCCAATGCGCATGCCAATGTTTGTCTGCGCTGACACGCCCATGTTGATTGGGTAAATTAGATTATCTGTCGCTACCTTAAGCGGGATATTATACGGTATCATGCAATCACCCCGTTAATAAGGTTATCTGTCCAGGATACCGTGGCAATGGTGCTGCAAGCGCGCTTCACCACGCCGCCCTCATTGTATGTCCAGTTAATCTGCACGGCAGTTTCACCACGCGGGAATGACAATGTTTCTTCCTGCGTCAGAAATACAGAAACTACGTTCCGTTCCACCGTCAGTTCATCGCCGCTTTTCTGTAGCGACACATCACATACCTTGCTGGCAAATGATACATAGACATTTGCCGCCGTGGACAGATCCACGCTTTCCGGCAATGTAAGTGTAAATGTTGGTGTGATTCCTTTGTACATAATTGGAAAGTCCTGTTAAATATTCACA